GGCCACCGCAGGTAGACCAGATGGGCGAATTAGAGTCCATCCCGGTCGGCCCGATAAACCCAGCGGTATAGCTCACCATCCACGGCTTGAGTTCGCTGTTCGCGACAACCGTGCGACCGAGGTAATACCGCACACCTGCCGTCCATGCCCAGCCGACATCTCGACTGAGTAGCCCCGCGTCAGCATCCTCGACACGGAAACTCGTCGAGCAGTATTCCGTCGCACTCGCAGTCGATGTCGAATCGAACATCCGAAGGATGACGCGGATCGGCGTCCGCGCCACCATCAGATTCATATTGCTATACGCGGCGAGTGTTTCCGTGTAGGTCTGCGCCAAGAGCGGATACCCCACGAATGTTTCAGCCCAACGAGATGCACGAGCCACGAGCAGTTGCTGATAGGCGTCATCGGCGGTCGATGTCGTACCCATTGACAAGCGCAGGTTCGCACTGGTGCTAATAGCACCATCGGTCGATGTCGCTGACACACAGACGTTGAGCATCTCGTATCCTGCTAAGCGTTGCGGTATTCAACGTTCACGACGCCACCGTTTTCCATGAGGTTATACGGCTGAAGCTCCTGCCATCCTTCAGAAGCACCGCCGAAACCTGCGCCGTTCATGTCGCCGCCGCACCCGATGATCGAGGGCTGCTGCCAGCCGGGATCGGCTCCAGACCCACCTGCGCTCCACGACACCGATGCCTGAAGCACACACGTAGTGAATCCCGGATCGCTGGTCGCGTAGAATCGCATCGCGTTGGTCATGTTCGTGTCTGCCGGTGTGAAGTTCAACACCGCTTCAGTGTTCGGCGCAACCGTCGCACAGATGCCGTAAGTGTTGTTATCCACCACCAGCGTGTAGTCACTGGTGCTGTTCTTGATATTGAACGTGACTGGCCCCATTGTTCTTGTCCTTATCAGGATTGCATCAACGGCACTACGCCGCCGCGCACACGAAGTTCCATGACGTTAATGTGATGCACACATTCTTGATACGCGCCGTCGTACGTTTGCACTTGAGCCACGACTTGCTCTAACTTCGTATTCGCTTCAGCGATGCCAAGATCGATCAACTCAGCGAGAGTCTTTCCCTCAGTCAGAGACTTGGCCTTCAAGTCTCGCAGCGTCTGCACACCGCCGTTTAGTCCGTGCATGACAGGCACAAGTTTCTCTTTCGTGCCTTGCAGTTCCGCTGCGCGTTTCTGAATCTCGATCAAGCCAATGATGCCCGTGTCTGGTGCTTTTTCGTAGCCATACCGATAGGCTTGCTTCAGGAGCGCCGTCTGCGGAGGCAGCACCAGCGTGATACCTCGACCTTCAGCGATGCCAAGCCAGTATTCGACACAGGCTTTCTGCACTTCGTATTCCGTGCCGACAATCAGGTCAATACCAAACACGCCAATCGTGTAATCACTATACGGCTTACCGGTGTGCGCGACCTTCATGTCGATGCAGTCAATCGCCCATGCCACCATGAACGACACCGTAGACGTAAAATAATCGATACCATGCTTCTGAATCAGTCGCTCGACGGGATACCGCACGGCGGTAGGAAAAGACTTTGGAGGATTCGACATAAAGACAGGAATCCCGCAGGATTTGATCCAGCCTTCATGGTCTGTTCCATCAACATTGTCTTCTTCCCAGTTCAAGTGGATGTCGTACCACACATCCGCTCGTGGCATATGCCGATACAACTGATTCAGCCCTGCAATGATCCACGAAGGATCATTTACGGGAATGAGATGACGAGAGCTTGACGCAAATCCGCAGATTGCAATTTTCGTTCTCTCGCCAATGTTAACAAGACCCTTTTCCTGATCGATGATTTCCAGATGTGCGGCATGTTCATGCTGATGCTGGTAGCCATCGGCTCCGGGTGCTTGATTCGCAAACTCGATATTCGAACTCATCTAATCCTCCAAAGGTGACGCATCACTGCGTGAGCTTTGATCTGCCTGTTTCCTTACATACCTTCGTGCGATCTTTTGCGCTGGAGGTTCGTTAACAGCCTTCAGCAACATCGGATAGCCCAAGCCACGACGAATTACTTCTTCAGCTTCGCTGTCGCTGAAGTTAACGATTTCTCCGGGTGAAAAAATGACGGCACCCACTTGCATGGATGCCGCCATCAGAACGCTTGGCATGTGCTTACGTCGAGCAGCCAGTCGTAACGTGGACGCGACCGCGAATGCGCGAACCCACTTGAGTGCTTTCCGTGCCATCGACGTTGATGATGTCGAATGGCCCACGACTCGGATCGCCGAAGATGAGCGAAGCGTTGACATTCATTACAGGAGTGGCGCAACCCGTCGTGGTGATGTTGGGCGCAATCACGACCCGGATGAACCGCTTGGCGGCATCGAGCGCGAAGACTGGCGCTTCGCCGAGGTACCGTGCGTACCCAGTCGAAGTGGTCAATCCAGCAACCGTGCTAGAGATGACAGCCTGTGGAGTCGCAACGAGGAATCCTTCGTTGCCGTTGAAGAACGCCGCGCCAGCACTGCCGGTCGAGGTCGAGGTGGTCTGAATCACCAGCGGACGATCCGTGACCCACTGCCCAGTCGAGAGGTTCGTGAACCCATCAGAGCAGGTGGAACTGGAATGCTGAAGACCAGCGGTGATCGCGTAGTAGGTCAACTGCACACTCGATGCCGCTGATGTCGCAACTTCTGCACGAGCATCAACGGCAACGGCTACTGCTGAGTACGAATCCTTCAGACCGAGGCGGTCAATCATGAACCCACCAAAGCCGAAGAGTCCAAGGCCGGTTGAAAGAACTCCAGCACAGGTGCAAGTACCACCGGGGCCACCAGCGCAGGAACGATACCCACCTGCGGCGGCTGAATCAAATGCACTGACAACAGTGATGTTGCCCAAGTCTCGCGTAATCATAATGCTCTCCTGTAAACCTTAATGGCTATGAACTAAACGCCCCAGCGGATGCCAGTGAGAATCGCAATCGCGTTCGGATCACGCGCCACGAAGTCATGCTCAGCAATCGCACGGACAACAAACTGATCCAGCGAGAAACTTGCCACCACAGAACTGCCGTTGTGGTACGCCGCTTCCGTGCTGACATCGATGGTGAGACGCATGGAATCACCGAGCGCCATATCATCAAAGTTGACGAGATAGATTTCCGAACAATCCGCATTCGCACCAACCGTCAGGTTGATCGGAATCGACGAGGTCATCTTGAAGGGATAGCCGTAGAACTTTCCAGTGGACATCTCATCACGATAGGCAAACGCACCAGTCGTGGTCTGCACCGTGTTGAGATACATGTAGGTGCGTGGAGCGAACAACCAGCCCCAGTTACCCGCAGGGACGTTCGCGTTCATCAGGCCGAGCAAGAGCTTGCCCATGTCGGTTGCCGAGTTCGCCAACGACGCCGACGAACCTGCGAAGATGTTCTGCGCGGATGCCCAGTAGCGCAGACCCTTCGGCGAACCGCCCGTGCCATCGCCGCGCAGGAACGCAGCGTCTTCGCTGACGGCCAGCGAACGAACAATGTCATCGCGCACCACCGAATCAGCAGCGGGAGAACCGTAGCGAATCAGGTCATTGCTGATCGCCGTGGTCACGGCCAGCTTCTTCCAAGTCAGGACATTCTCGCTGAGCGTTGGATTGCTGTGCGTTGCGTTCGCATTCTCACCGATGTAGCCACCCGTCACGCCACTTGCCACCTTAGGCAGATGGAACGTGCCAGTCGGCATCGGATAGATGCGCGGCCCAGACGCACGAACCACCGTCCGAGCGCGACGGGCTTCCATGACATCCGTGCTGAACTCTTCCGGCACGAGGTAGCCACCGTCAGGCCCGATGCTTGCGGCCATCGCCTTCTGGCGGCTATCGATCATCGCATCAGCGAGGTCTTTGTTACCCCAACCGACAAGGTTCTTGATGACACCATCGAAGCCGCTGCCATCCTTGCGCGAGAGCGCGATGGCGCGAACAATGCGACCCGTGGGCGAACCCGTGGTCTTGTTCGAATCCGTTTCGCTCTTCTGCTGTGGAGCCATTGCACCGAAGAGCTTGGCCTGAAAGTCGGAACTCTCAGAACGCAAGCCGCCAACGGCCTTCTCGATGCGCTCGTTAATGCCATCGACAACATTGTTCAGACCTTCAGCCTTGAGGACGCTCTTCACCTCTTCGCTGATCAAATTTGCAAGCTGTGACTTGGTAACTTCCTGAGCCATTTTATTCTCCTAAAGAATTACGAACTAATCGGTTCGGCGTACGTCACGACCGCTACTTGCACTGCTTGCAAGATACCTAACGTATGCCGAAGAATTACTGCCATCGTTTCTGCTGTCGGTTGAAATGTTCCGTGCGCGAGTTGCTTGTCTATTTCTTCGCGTCTGTTTGCGACGTTACGCATCAATCGACTCGCAGCAGGAGACTCCATTTAGTGAACTCTTCCACGAGCTAAGTTGATTGCTCGTTGGAATGATTCCATTGCCGGGATTGTGATTTGAGACTTTACTGCATCTGCAATAGCCGACCTCATTGTCTCTGGGTCAATCGTAAATGTTGGTTCCGCGACCACATCGTCGATGAGGTTCAAGACGATATCGTCGAGAGATTTCGCAACAGGCATCCCGGACGGCTTCATCTCTGATGGCTGCTTGTAGATTGACTTCATCACTTCATCAAGATGCGCCCGTGCTGCCTTGATCTTGAGTTCATTCTTTGAACTCAGAACGCGACCGCTCTTGGTAATCATCGGCACAGACTTCTCTTCCTCATCCATGCCATCAAGTTCGACTTCTACGTCTTCCGCAGAGTCCTCAGTATCGTAGCCTTCTGACTGCATCTCTTCGACCAGCGCGGTCAACTGCGTCAGCAACGTCGAGATAGTTTGCAGTGTTTCGCCGTGTTCTTTCTGATCGACCTTCTCGACTTCTTCGTCTTCAGGCTCCGTTACTATCACTGGTTCCGGTGGCACCGATGGCGTTGGCTGTGGGCCAGAGCCGGTAGGCGTTTCTTCAGGAACCGCTTTCTCTTCATCATCCATACGCAACACCTCAGAACTGTCCATCAGGCCAAGCGCCTTGAGTGATCGCACCGCTTCTGGATTCATCGGGATAGCACAGAGCGAGAGTTCGAGTAACTCCCATGTCTCGATGTCGTTGCCCGTGCCGTTTTTCATGTACGTGATTGGCTTGAAGCCGATACTCGATGCGCGGATAACGCCTTGCTTCCAAGCATTTTTGATGCGATCTGCAAACGGATCGCCTTCAAGCCATTTCCATTCGGCCTTCACGCCATGTCCCGGCATCACTTCAAGCGCGGTCACGGAGCCGATTGGCACTGAGGCGTAACCATCAGTGCCGCCATGCGCCCACATCAAGACAGGGGACTTCATAAAGTTTGCGAAGTTGCCACCTTCGGGTACAACACGATCACCTTCACGATCAGGGTTGATCGTGGAGATCATGCAGGTCGCAGTTTCTGTGGAGGCTTGCAGCGTGGCAGCGGTAACTGTCTGATAGACGTATTTCATTGTTCCCGTTTTCGCTGTGGCACAGCTTGCTTCTGTCTCAGCCATGAGGACAGAGCAGTAACCACCGGGACTCGACTTGTCTTGATTCGCCGCAACGCAAGCGTCGAAATCAGCGAATTCGCACGAGCCACCGAATGGCATGTGCGGGAACTATGGCAGGGATGATTTAAGAATGGAAGGGACTACCGCGAAAGATGGGACACCGAGCTATTTTTCAACAAACCATTCAGGCTGTGGCCGCTGCTTCCACGTAGCAAATGAAGATTTTACAACACGGTAGTAGCGACGATAGCCGTCAATCGCATCCTCCCATGTGCTGCCTATTGTCTTGCAAGCGTTAGGCATACACTGCGGCGGCGGCACGGCGGCAGTCTCGCCAGAGCATAACGGTCGCTGCAACAACAAGTCACGCAACCTACTTGACCCATGCACCTTGCCATAGCGATGCGTGTACTCGTCCCACGTTGCACAGGCAAGGGCGTATAGCCAGTCATAGTGGTCTGGGTGATTACCAGTCCATAGCGTTGACGGATGATGCTGATGCGTGGCTTTGTAGAGCAGCGCAGCGTGAGGTGACTGCCAACGATGATGCGCGGATGACAAGAGTTGGGCATACTCGATGCTCATCTTGGTCACATGCTTATCGCAGTGCATCGCCGCAGCGATCCTTGGTTCACGATCAAGTACAAATATATTCATCGACTTAAGCGGAGCGCCGAATT